AACATACCTGCCCGCCTCGACGGCGATCAGCAGCATGACGCTCGGCGCGTATGAAGACGGAGTCATAAAGAAGATATGGGGAGCTCGCGGCAATGTAAGCCTGAAGCTCGACGACGGCGCTCCGGGCTGGCTGCACTTTGAATTTACCGGAGCGGATTTTTCCGTTACGGACGGGGCAATGCTGTCGTCCGGCGTGAGCTACGAATCGACAAAGCCGCCTGCATTCCTCTCTGCGGCCCTGACGGTAGACTCCTATCAGGCTCTCATCGGCACGCTCGAAATCAACATGAACAACGAAATCGCCCTGCGCAAGGACGTGAATTCTGCAAGCGGGCATAAGAGCGCGGTGATAACGAAGAGCAAGCCGTCCATGACGATGGATCCGGAGGCGGTCCTCGTCGCAACGTATGATTTCTACGGCAAACTCCGTTCGGGCAGCGAGGGCGCATTGACCATGGTCCTTAACGGGTCGGCGGGAAATATCTGCACCATCACGGCCCCGAAGGTACAGTATACCGGGTTGAGCGACGACGCGAAGGAAGGGATACGGAATTACGGGATCACCTGCCAGTTGAACAGGAACTCTGGGGATGACGAGGTGTCGATCGCGTTTACGTAACACGTAAGATTTCAAGGAGGGATGACATGGGCAAAAAAAATGAATTCTCCTACCAGATCGATGGCAGGACATACGTACAGAAGCCGCTCGTGCTCGGTCAGATCGAGCAGCTCCTCGACGTTATTGACGGCATCGAATTGCGGCATGACATGACGCAGGGAGAGATCCTCGCAGCAGTCAAAAAAGATATTCCCCTCGCGATGGCAGTGATCCTTTGCGAAAAGGATACAAAACTGGCCGATAAAGACATCGATACGCTGGCAAAGGAGCTGAAGTTTTCCGTTGATTTTGAAACCGCACAGGCTATCGTCACCGATTTTTTCGTCTGCAACCCGATAGTTTCGCTCTTAAAGAAACTACGGGAAAACGTATCAAAGGTGCTGGACGCGATCAAAGCCCAGGTGGGTGGGTCGACGAACTCTGCGTGATCCTCGCAGCAGGCGACGTCACGCGCCACGAGGAGGTCAAGTGGGGCTACACCTTCAAACAATGCGAGCCGTACCTGAAATACCAGGAACGGCGGATCCTCTTCAGAGAAGCAGTGTTGGCATTTTTCGGGATAAAAGGGACGGAGCACGTGGAAAAATCCAGGAAGGGGAGGAAGTGCCGGACCCCGGCAGCATGCAGTATGTGCACAAAACGTTGCAGTGAGAGATTGGTTGGAATGAATTGAAGGAGTGTTGAGTGCCGGATAACAAGATAGAGCTGATCCTGGAGGCGATAAGCAAAGGCTTCCCGCAACTGAGCAAGCAGGTTGACGGTATCCGCAAGGACCTCACCGGAGTAAAATCCGAAACGGCGGCCGTCCAGGGAGGCGTAGGCAGTCTCGTCAAAACATTCACCGGCCTCGCGGGTGTCACCATAATATTGCACGAAATCAAGAAAGCGATAAAGGAAACACTTGGTTTTCTTGGTCAGATGGAGACCTCCGCCCTCGGCATCGCGTCCGCCTATATGATAGGCGGGCAATATATAGACAAAACCACCGGCAAGGCGCTGGAAGCGGAAAGGGCATTGGCAGCGGCTCAGGAAGACGCCAAATCAATGCTGGAGGAGCTACAGGTCGCAAACTTCCAGACGATTGCGACCCTCGACCAGTTGGTGAGGGCCTATCAGGAAACCCTTCCTGTCGCAATCGCCCAGGGGTTCGATAAACGCCAGGCAAAAGAATTTACTGTTGCAATGGTCCAGGCCGCGGGAGCACTTGGGATATCACTTGATATGCTGGCCGAAGAGACGCGGTCGATCCTTACCGGCATTATTAACCCCCGGACGTCGCGTATTGCCACTGTTTTGGGTTGGACGTCAGAAGACGTACGAAGAATGAAGGGCGATGCCCGTGGATTCTTTAGTGTATTGATGGAGGGATTAAAACCTTACCGGATCGCAGGGATCGAATCCCAAAAGACCTGGAAAGGACTCTGGAGCAACATCTATGATATCGCGCTACAGGTGGGCGGCCTATCGTTTAAACCCCTTTTTGACGAAATCAAAGCGGAATTGTCTGATCTCGCAAGCGGCATCGTTACGATAAACGAAGAAACACAGAAGATCGAATGGAACAAGGATTTTTTAAAAGACATCGAGACCTTCAGGGATACTATCACCGAGATTATCGCCGAGGTGCGCAGACTGGCCATGCTCCTCGACAGGATCGGAGGGACTTTAACCGCAATAGGTTTTCTTGCCACGGGGTTCAACAAAAACGTATGGAGAGGGATAAATTATACTTTCTTCCTGGGGCAATTCAAGGGCCTGGAAGACATGGCCCAATATCAGGGCGATCTGCAGACCTGGTTCGATGATAAAAATAAGATGTACGAAGGCCGTTACATGGCTCAAGATAAGGCCCTTACCGACCAGGCCATGCGCCGCGAAGGATTCAAACCGGCCACTTCCGACCAGCTTGCGATGCTGGATCTGACCACCGCCGAAGCAGCGGGTCTGACAAGGATCGTCAGCGAGCTCGGCCAGGTGCTCTATTATTATAAAGAGATCAATAAAGAAAAAGCGGACTACAAGACAAATCCCAAAAAGCAAACCGAAGAGCAGACCAAGGCGATTGAGACCTGGCAGAAAAAGCTCCGCGATCTGCAGGCAGACATCGAAAAGACTCTCCCTGGAACGGACGCTGCTGCCGACAAGATCATCGAGATCAAACAGAAATTTACCGACCTTATGAAGGAACACGGCGTGAAACTCGATACAAGCCTCCTCGATCAATGGAAGAATGCCATGATCGGCCAGGCCGAGTGGGAGAAGCAGTGGAAGCAGTACGAGGAGCTGCAGAAAAAGCGGGAGGAAGGGGAAAAAAGATACGCGGCCCTGGTAGACGATCTGGAGACCTCGACGGCAAATGAGCAGGAAAACCGCATAAAAAAGAGCATCCAGGACGAAACCAAACTCACCAAAGAGCTTGTGACGATCTGGGCTACGACCCCTATGTCCTATAAAGAGTATCTGGAACGCCTCAAACAGATCGAAGAAAAAGGCGCGAAAGAAAGACTGAAGATCAATACAGAGTTCAACCTCGCCAGGGTGGAGGCCGATGCAAGCCATCAGCTCGCAGCCTTGAATGATGCCGAAAAGAACATGACCACATCGAAGGAAGACGTTATCCGGGGTCGTATAGCGGCACAGACAACTCTTCTCGATGTCTATAATGCCGAGCTTCAACGGGCTATTGAAAATAATGATACCCTTGCCCGCATCGAATGGGGGAAAAAGATCGATGAAACAAACGCCGCCCTTACGGAACAAAATATATTGCTCAGGGAGCAGACCGGGACATTCACGGGGGGATTGATCCAGGGCATCAAGGAATACGCCTACGAAATGAAGACCGCGTTCCAGTATGGCAAGCAGGCTGTTATGGAAACAGCATCAGCCCTGAAAGACTCTTTTAAAGCCGCCTTCGCGGATGTCCGGGCAGGGACGTTTGACCTGCAAGACACTTTTATAAACCTCTGTGACAACATATCTGCCAAGTTTGAGGATATGCTTGCGGAGATGCTCACGAACTGGATCATGACCGGCAACACGATGAAGGCAAGCGGGCTGGGGGGATCCTCCGGAGGATCAGGAGGGATACTCGGGACCGTCATCGGCTTGCTGGGCAGCCTCGGAGGCGGCGGGAACACATCCGACTATCCTACGGACTGGTCGGGATACGTAGGCAGCGCGAAGGGGAACGCCTTTTCCACACCCGGTTTAAAACCATATTTAAACAGTGTTGTAATGAAACCGACCCTGTTCAAATTCGCGCACGGCATCGGACTGATGGGAGAAGGCGCAGGCCCCGGCGAGGCGATCATGCCGCTTACGCGGACATCGTCAGGCGATCTCGGTGTCAGAACGACCGGGGGCGCGATGAAGGTCACGGTCAACGTCATCAACCAGACCGGCGTCGAACAGGAGGCTGAACAAAAGGAAGGCTACTGGAACGGGGCGGAATATATTATCGACGTCGTGACCCGCAAGGCCGTAGCCAGCCCGGCATTCCGCAACACCTTGCAGAAGGGGAAGCCATAATGTCCGTCGTGCTTGACAACAGGGAATATGACCTGATCCCTAATCCAGGATACGGGAAATACCAGCCAAAAAGAAAATCACCGAAGATCCGCTTCCAGGCGGATGCAGGATACGTCCATCAACGGGATCAGTTCCCATCGGCCACGCGCCCGATCGAAATTGAAATGGAGCTGATGTCCGACGCGGAGCGCAACATGCTCATGGCGTGGATCGATTATAAAAAATCAGGCACCTTCTGGTATGTCCTCCCGGAATCACTGAAACCCCGCCCGGACGGGAGAATCATCCCTACAGGGATCCTCTGCAGGATCGTTGACGATGAGATCACCGACGAGCCTGAACATTGCGGCTACTGGAAGGCAAAGATCACCCTGGAGAGCATCGGCGCGCCGGTGACGCCCGCTCAGCATCTCGTGACCGGGATACTGACGCAGGCAGAAATGCGCCTCGCGCTCTTGACTGACGGCTATGCGGGCATATACCTGCCCGAATCGCTGGACGTCAAGCCTTACCGCGTCGACCGGGTCAGCGTGTGGGATTCCGCGCTCAAGATGGTGCGGGGGTATGCGATGGCAAAAAACCACAAGGCGGTGAACCTCGTATCCTCGACAAGCGCGGGCGGGCTGTCGATCGCTGATGATGCAAACCTTAATAATGGCGTAAACGATTTTGCATTCCTCGTCGAGGTCTCCTGTCCGGACTGGTCAGAATATACGTTGTTTGCAGCTAAATTCCAGGATGCGGATAACTACGTGGCATTTGATGTCAGCGACAATAAATTACGCTATAGGCACGCGAAGACTGCCGGGACATCGGTCAGCGCCCAGCTCACCAATGCGCTGAGCCTGACAAACGGAAAATCGTACACATTTATGTTTGTGATCACGCGGGAGCGCGCATCGGCAGCGGGATCCGTAGCGATCTACCTGGATTACGAGCTTGTCGAGACCATATTGATCCCTGCAGGCACACCCGCCGATATCTCCAATACCGGCGCGTGGACGATACTGGGATACGGTACAAGACAGTATGCAGGCATCGTGAAAAGCGCATATTTAATCAACTACGCGCCCACTTCCTCCCAGATCACCAGCATCGGTACGGACGGCATCGCTACGGCGGATCAGTGGGGACAAAACGCTGTCGCCTCCGGATCGGTGACATTGACAGATCTGTGCCTGTCGCTTGTTGACGGATATGCATCTGTGGATTTTTCTGCAGCAGACGTCCTCACCGATTATATTGTGCAACAAAATCCCCATAAATCATACCGGCTGGTTGTGCTGGACTCAGCCCTCAAAAAGATCATCGGATATATCAAGGCCGTATCTCCCACCATCGTTGCATCTACTGCATCTACTGCATCTACTGCATCTACTGTATACGCCGCCTGGGCGAACAAGGGCATCTGGAAATATACAACAGGAGGATGGCAGTTGGTGCACGGGACCACGCCCGTGGCCATGTGTGCCTCGGCATCGTTGCTGTTTGCGACATTCGCCGGTGACGGGCTCTACAAGTACGATGGTACTACATGGACAAAGCTCAACACCGACACGCCGACGGTAATGGCCGCCTACGGGGATTGGCTCATATATAGTACGGATCATCCGTATAAATATAATTTGTTGACAGACACGATAACACAAATAGCGGTAACCCCTATGGTAATGGTTTCCATCGCCGACGCGGACATCCTCTACGTAAAATTCAGCACTCCCAATACGCTTTACAGATACGTCATAAGCACCGGCACATGGACGTCCCTTTCCGGATCAAAAGTTATTCATCTCTGTGCGGCAGCCGGCGACTGCTATGCAACATTCGATGGCTATAACAAAACATATCTCTATACCGGGTCATGGGCTGAGGTACATGCGACCAAGGTTGCATCTGCCGGCGCATTCGTAAGCACTGATTTTTATGCCGTGTTTGACGATGGCATATGGAAACACAATGGCGGCACATCGTGGACGCAGATATCATCAGATGTGCCCGATATGCTCACAGGAACAGCGACAAAACTGTATGCCCATTTTGCATCGACAAAGCTCATGAAATCCTGGGACGGGGCTAATTGGGCAACAGTATTGTCGGCATCAACATCGGGTGTCACCATCACCAGCACCCCTGACGGCTCGATTTATAACTGGGAATCGATCGAGAGCGGGTTTAATTGCGACGACGCGGCGGGGTATACCTACCAGATCGACAAGCTCGGTGTGACTGCCGCCCACGATGAATCCGGCATCCGTTATACGGGCTGGCGGGACTCAAGCACGAACAATCTCAATATCTCATATCCTGCCAGCGGTTATGCGGTCGTGCGGCATTACGATATCGCCTCGGCTCCCGGAGGAGAGACCCAAAATTGGCAGATGAAAGAAACCGGTTTCGACGAAGATGATGAAAACGGCTACACCTATGAAATCGAATATTATGAGTGATAATTTGAAATATGAAATTTCAAATTTGAGATTGTGAGCGAAGCGACATGGCGCGGACAATCCCCGATAACGAACACCTCGAATTCAACGACTCCTCGGAATGGGCGCCACTTTTTGAGATAGCCCTCGCCGATCAGACCCATTATGTCACGCCGAACCATGAAGCCATCGATGCGGACGGCAATACATACAGCCCGTTCCCCGTCTATCTTGAGGAGATATCCGAGGACGGAGGAGGCGAGGTCCAGACCGTGCGGCTCGTCGTGTCCGGCATTAACAATGTCCTCTCCACGCAGATAAAGCAGGCGGACGGGATTGACGGGCACGAGGTCGTCTATAAAGTGTATTCCTGCCGCCGTGCCCAGGTAATCCGCGAGGAACACCTGGAGATCATCAAGTGCAGCGGGATAAAAAAGGACTCCATCAGCCTGGAGCTCGGCGCGTTCAACCCCTTCCTCGTGCAGATGCTCCAGGAGAAGTTCCTCACGGATTTCTGCTGGAACAGGTACAAAGGGGAAGGCTGCTGGCTCAAAAACTATGACGGCACGTACCGGCAGCCCGACACGTTCGCCGAGGGCAGTCCTGATTCCTGCACCCAGAGGATCAACGACTGCAAGCGGCATTTCCCCGGAGAGGATACAACGCTCCGGTTTAACTCGTTCCCAGGGATCCCCGGAGCAGGAGGATACGTATAATGCCGGGGAAGACCATCGCCGCAACAAGCCAGGACTGGCAAAACCTCATCGGTATCCAGTACGCCCTGCGGGGCATGGATAAAGAGACCGGCCTCAACTGCTACGGCCTCGTCCGCGAGGTCTACAAGCTTCTCTCCATCAAGCTGCCTGCACGCGACGAGGATACCCTCACCGCAGATCTCGTCAAAACAGAAGGAAGGAACTGGATCAGGATCTCACAGCCGATCCCGTACTGCGTGGCGCTAATGCGCCGTCACGACGGTAATTTCGGCCTGGGCGTCGTAACGCCGGGCGGCGATCTCCTGCAATGCATGCCCCCGACCGGCGTGGTACTCTCACGGCTCAGCAAATACGAGCGCACGATCGTCGGCTACTACAGGCACAAGCCGGGCGGCGGAGAGTCGCTGCCTGACGCGGAGGACGGGGATATCGGCAGGACGATCGGGCAATTGCTCGTTACGGCCGCCGCAATAGCACTGACGGCCGCCGGGCACCCCTGGGCGGCGATGGCGGTCATGGGTGTCGGCAGTCTGGTCAATAATGCCCTGTTCCCGGCACAAAAAGCAGAGACAGCGGCCCTGTCCGGGGTATCCGGGGATCTGTCGGATTCGCGGACCTACACCTGGGACGGTATCGTCAACGATGTCCGGCAGGGGCTTGTAAAACCCCTCATATTCGGCAGGATGCTCGTCGGCGGGCAGATCATCAGCGAGAAGACCTGGGTCAACGACGACGGCGAGGAGCAGCTCGACGTGCTTATCTGCCCTGCGAAGAACCGTATCACGCGTGTGCAGACCGTCTACATCAATGATTCGGAGGCGGAATTTTACCCAGGGGTCGCGATCACGACACGCGAAGGCGACGACGAGCAGACGCCAATAGAGGCATTCAAAAAGATTTACACGCAGTACAAATCAGGGGCGAAGATACCCTTCGATGCCGGTACAGACAGCCCGCTCAACAAGGTGACGTTCAGCTCAAAATCGAAGGTCACCGGCTGCCGGTTTGTTGTCACCGCCCCGCGCGGGATATATGAACTGGTCAGCGGTACGGCCACGGCCCGGAGCGTCATATTCAGGATACAATACAAAAAACGGGCAGAGGATGTCTGGCATCCGCTCAACTCCGATTATGCCTGGAGCGCGGGGAGCACAAACAATTCAACGGCATATTTTACGGGACGCATCCTCCAGGGATTCGACACGACCGGCGAGGCCGAGGGGATCAGGTTTACCCTGACGAGCATCGGCACGGTAACACTATCAACACAATCCTCCGGATCCCTGATAACCGGCAAGGTATATGAGATCCTGAGCTATGAATCAGGCGACGATTTCACGAATGTCGGAGGGGCGAACGTAACCGGGTCGGTATTCACGGCAACCGGTACGACCCCTGCGGATTGGTCACACGGGAGCTGGCTCCGTGAATGCGGCTCTATCTACTGGTCGAAATATCGCGTATGGTACCGCTCATTGAGCGCCATAGACTGGACGCTCTACGGGGAATACGAGGCCGGGGCCAACAATACCGCATCAAAGGCGGACGCGGTGTGGGACATCGAGATAGAGAACCTTGACCCGGCGAAATACCAGGTGCGTATCGATTGGGTTAACGATGTCAATTCTGATCCGCTGATATATACCCATACTGTGACGGAGTGTTTTACGATCAGCTCCATCCAGACCGCAGAGGCGACGTCAGACCTGGTGATCGAGGGAGATGACGACTCTCCGACCGGGGAGGTATCGAAAACCGTGGAGCTGCTGGACCTCGACGAGAATTATTATATCTTCCGGCTCTGGAGAACGACGACCGACCAGATATCCATATACTGGCAGGACGATATTTATCTCAACACTTATTCAGAGATCATCGATGCCGTGTGCGCATACCCGAACCATCCATTGATCGGAGTGGAAGCGATAGCGTCAGACAGGCTCTCCGGCAGCAGGCCCACGATCAAGAGCCTCGTCATCGGTGAGCCGCTGTCCGTCCCGGCAGCGGAAAACCGGTATGATACGACCGTCTACGCAGATGAAGGCGCGGGGACCAACAATACACGGACGATCGTCGTCAATACTACCCTGCCCGCATGTGACGGCCTGTACTGCTGGCTCGTCAGAATGGACTCTGACGGGTACGCGCAAACGGACAGGCTCCTCACAAAATACACGTTGCGGGTGTCCTCCTGGGAGGACGCCGGGAATGGGAAGACTCGCCTCGTCGTAAACTCAACGGAGGCGATACCGGCAGACACCGAGGTCATGATATTCCACGAAAACGATATGCCATACCGGAATCTCGCCTGGGCGGTGACGAAGATGATGATCGTCGGCAGCTCAGGCAGGATCACCGAGAGCAAAATTAGGTGGGAAAGTTTTGCGGATTGGGACTCCTGGAACGAGGAACTGGTCTGGAACGCGGAAAAAGAGGAATACGAGAAACGGCACCTCTTCGACGGCTGCATCGACTGGTCGTCTGATCTCTGGAGCATTGTCCAGCGAGCGGCCAAGGCAGGGCGTGGTGTCATCGTCCCGTCAAACGGGGAATACAGGGTGGTTGTCGACCGTGCCGGTGTCCACAGGCAGGTATTCAGTGAGGGAAGCGATAGCGATGTTACGATCACACCGATCCCCAGGCAGAACAGGGCCAATATAGTGATAACGTCGTTTTTGAACGAGGATGCCAACTACGACGAGAAATACGTATCCGAGTCTGATGTCCAGGGCGCAGAAAAACCTATTACCGCTACAATTGATACGATGATAGGGGTGACGAGGGAATCACAGGCCAGGCGATACCTGAAATATCTGCTCAGGCAGAACCGGTACGTAAAGGACTCCGTGGATTTCTCGGTCGGCTTTGACGCGATCGAGAGCGAGGTAGGCGATCCGATCAAGTTCCAGTCGCAACTGAACATATCCGCGATAGGCGGCCGTATCAGGGCCGTGAACGACGGCTCCGTGACGCTCGACCGGAGCATAACGGCGGCAGGCGAAACATACGAGCTGGTCGTATGGTGCAAGGACGGATCCCATACATGGCAGGGGACGCTGACCGGCGAGATAACCGAAGTGCCGACGACTGACCAGTTGCCGCTCGCGGGGCCCTATGAGTATACATACATATTATCAAGGGTCGGAGAGGAATCCACAAAATACAGGGTCACGAACACGAAATTCAACGCGAAGACCTTTCTGTCAAAGCTGACGGCGCTGGAATACCGAGACGAGGTCTATGCGGATGATTAAAGGAGGATAATCATGGGCAGTGAGATATTTCCCGGAGTGCTATATGAATTATTTGATTTGAGATATAAACGGATCAGCGACGATTCCGAAGAGAGCGCCATCGAGCGGGCGCGGGGCATAGCGTACAAAACGGCGGCATATACGGTAACGCTCGCGGACGAGATCCTGCTGCTCTCCGGGACTTTTGCGGTTTCCCTGCTGCAGCAGACGGCCGTAAGCCTGTCGGATCAGTCAAAAGAATATACATTCGTAAACGTGGGTACCGGCACGATCACACTCACGCCGTATTCGGGCGATACGATCGGCGGCGAAAGTACATTATCCCTCCCTGCGGGTGCTGCCGTCACGATCATCGGCAACGGCGGGACGGACTGGCAGATCGGGAAGGCCCTCCAGGCGGTCCTCGCGGATACGGCTACGAGCGCCACGTCGGCGACAAGCGCGGATACCGCAGATACCGCCACGGTCGCAGAAACACTCGAAGACGACACGTCTACGCCCAGGGAAGCATCTGCAACCCCCGGAGCAAATAAGATCCCCGTGGCGGATGCGGACGGCAAATTGGATAGCTGGGTTAGCCCCATAGCACAGCAGCTTTTCCGGATCCCGGACAGCATCGCGAAATCGTTCTATACCTACCAGAACTGCGGGTGGGTCATGAAGGACGGCTCCGTAAGGATGTGCGGCATGGGCGCTAATTCCGCCCTCGGCCTCGGGACGTCCGTGTCGGATCACTACACACCGGTCACGCCGGGGTTCCCCGCGCTCACCGGCACGGCGGTGAAGGAGCTGCATATCTCCGGGAACTCCTGCTACGCGCTCATGGAGAACGGGGACGTCTACTCCTGGGGTGCGAACGGTTATGGGCAGCTCGGCCAGGGCCACACGAACGCAGTGCCGGTGCCGACGAAGATCGCGTCACTGTCGAATATCACAAAGATAGTGCTCAGTCAGGCGAACGGCACATATTATGCCTATGCAAGCGCTTTTTTCCTGGACACTTCCGGAAGGGTGTGGGCATGCGGGTACAATGGATATGGTCAGCTCGGCGTGGGCGATACCACCAACAGAAGCACGCCGATCCAGGTGACCGGATCGGTTGGCTGGAAGGATATCGTCGCCGGGGCAAGTTATCACACATCGGTACACGCCATATTGTCCGATGACACGGCCGTCTCCTGGGGATACAACACCTACGGAGCCCTCGGCGTGGGGGATACGACGCACAGAAGCGCGCCAACGGCGGTAGGCAGCCTGACGTCGGTCTCGAAGATCGTCTGTCACGGGGACAATACATATGGTTCGATCATCACATACTGGCTGCTCTCCAACGGGCAGGTATGGACCGCAGGATATAACCGCATCGGCGAGCTGGGGATCGGCAGCACGACGCAGCAGAACTCGCCTGTCCAGATCACGACAAACATCTCAACAGTATCGGATATCGCGGTCGCAGGCGGCAACGGTCCGCATACGATCGCACTATGTACTGACGGGACATTGAGATCCTGGGGATATAACGGCTATGGCCAGCTCGGGCTCAACAACACGACGACCTATACCACCCCGCAGACCGTGAGCATTGCGGGCAGCCCGACGATATCAAAGATATGGGCAGCAGGGCCGCAGAGCTACGGGGTATCCTTTGCGGAGGATACGAGCGGCTATATCTGGTCCTGCGGATATAACGCCNATGGTCAGCTTGGCGTAGGAGATGCGGCGAACAAGGGTATCTTCACGAAGGTCGTCGGGGTATGTTTCCCCGACGCGGCGACCGTGGAGGATATACAGTTTTTCGGTTATGACGCTTCGCTGGCTGTTTTGTTTCTGCTCGCGGACGGCCGTTGTCTCGGCTGCGGAAGGAACCTGCTCGGCATGATGGGTATTTATGCCAACCCGGCCTCGGATATCCCTTCATACGTACCGACGATGGTGATGTTTTAGGCTTTTTAAAGACTGACGGACAGTATTCAAGGGAGTTGCACCTCCCTCAAACATCCCGTGCTACGGGATGACGGGATAACCCGCTACCATCCGCCATTTACCTCGATCCGGGAACAGATCAGGGCGGATTAAGTGTATCAGGCGACTCCCGTTAAAATCAATACATTTGAGGGAGGACACCAATGAACAGCATTCTGAATTACATGGGCGGTAAATCTCTGCTAACAAAGAAGATCATTCCACTGATCCCCGAACATCATACGTATTGTGAGGTCTTTGCGGGTGCGGCCTGGCTTTTATTCCGGAAAGAGGAGTCCGAGGTCGAGATCATCAACGACATAAACAGCGATTTAGTGACCCTTTACCGGGTCATTAAACACCATTTAGAGGAATTTATCCGCTATCTGAAATGGCTCCTGGTCTCACGCGATGAGTTCGCCAGGTTCAAAATAGAGCGGCCGGAATCGCTCACAGACATCCAGCGCGCGGTAAGATTCTATTATCTGTTAAAAAATGGGTACGGCGGCCGGATTGAAAAGCCGTCATTCAGCATCGCCGCCACGAAGCGATCGGGTTTCAACCTTTTACGCATTGAGGAGGAGCTATCGGCCGCACACCTGCGGCTCTGTAGGGTCTACATTGAGAACCGGCCCTACCAGGACGTCATTACACGTTTCGACCGACCGACTACATTCTTTTACCTCGATCCGCCATACTGGGCTTGTGAGAATTATTATGGCCACGGGATATTCACGCGGGAGGATTTCTCCCGGATCAGAGATATCCTCGGCGACATTCAGGGCAAGTTCATCCTGTCTATAAACGATGTCCCGGAGATCCGATCGATGTTCAAGGGCTTCAGGATCGAGGAAGTCTCGACCAGCTACTCAGCAGGCGGAGCCGACAAAAAGGTCCGGGCCACGGAACTTCTTGTCATGAACTATTAAATGATAATCGGTTTTCTGTAATACAGGATTTTATGATTTTATAAATTGACAGCGGCCATTGACCGTGTAAAAATATCCAGGAGCGATAGCAAAACAAGGGGAGGATCATGGGGAGAAGGTCGGGTTTTTTTACTCTTCTGGCGAGGGAAGTTGCTCGATCCGAACGTCAGGCAAGGATTGAACAAAGAAAGGTGCTCCGCTATAATGCAAGGTTGGAACGCGAACAGAAAAGAGAAATGCGATTATTGGAAAAGGAGGAAAAACAACGATATATTGAGAATAGAATAGCTGAAGTAGAAGAAGACAACCAAAGACTCTCAGAACAGATTGAGGATCTCAATTCCATATTAACAAATACGCTGTCCAAAGACGATACAATCACGTTTCATTCTTTAAAATCAAAGAACCAATACCAATCTTTTAACCCCCCGAAGGAAGTGTCGATCCCGACTGATGCTCCCAGAAAGGATGTTTATATGTCAAAAGCGTCGGGTCCAACATTTCTTGCGAAACTTATCCCTGGGTGGAGAGAGCGACATGCGGCCGCCGTGAAAGCAGCGGAACAAGAATACGAGGCGGCTGCAAAACATTATGAACAAACCGAAGTTGAGAGAAAGAGAAAATTAGAATTGCTAATAAATGAATACGAGAATAAGAAGAAGGCATTTCTCCTCGATATTGAAGAGAAAAACAAAGCTATTGATGAATTTGAATCGCTTTATAAGAGTGGTTCCAGGACGGGTGTTATAGACTATAGTATAATGGTGTTAGAAAGATCTGAATACCCCGATGGCTGCCCTCAACATTTTCGAATTACTTATGCTCCGGAATCAAAAGAATTGGTTATTGATTATCAGCTCCCGGCTTCAAATATAGTACCTTCAACGCTGGAATATAAATATAATAAAACTCGTGACATCATAGAGGAAAAACCACGAAAAGTGGTGGCCATTAAAGATTTATATCAAGATATTGTTGCATCGATAACTCTTCGTACTATTCATGAGGTTATTGAAGCTGATCAAGGCAACCATATTGACGTGGTAGTATTTAATGGGTTTGTGCAGACCGTAGACCCAGCGACGGGAAAGAACATTAAACCATATCTTGTGTCTGTAAGAACAACGAAGGAAATGTTTAAAGAGATCCAATTAAATAAGATTGATAAAAAAGCATGTTTGCGGAATCTCGGCGCACAGGTTTCACCCCGGCCGTCAGAACTGGTCGCGGTAAAGCCCATCATCGAGTTTGATATGGTTGACAAGCGATTCATAGACCAAAAGGATGTTCTGTCTGAAATAGATAGTCGTTTTAATATTATGGATTTAAACCCCTTTGAATTTGAACATTTTGTGAGTAATTTATTTATGAAAATGGGCCTCGAAACAAAGCTCACAAGATCATCGAGAGACGGTGGCGTTGATGCGGTCGCATTTGACATAAGACCCGTGTTGGGAGGTAAGGTAGTAATCCAGGCTAAAAGATACAAGAACGTTGTAGGGGTTTCAGCGGTGAGGGATTTATATGGTACAATGATGAATGAAGGTGCAAACAAGGGCATTCTTGTAACGACGAGTAATTACGGGCCGGATGCATATGAATTCGCAAAAGATAAGCCTATAGAATTAATTGACGGCGGAGGGTTGCTTTATTTACTGGATCAGGTCGGTATCAATGCTCGTATTATTTTCCCGGAAGAATAATTGCCGTTTTTTAACATGCCTTAAGCCCAATTTAGAGGATTTTCAGGGCAATTTTTGCCGGATTTAAAATTTCTCAAACTTCTGTTACTTTTTCTCAAACTGGCTGTTAAGTTATAAACAACTCTATACCAAAAAAAATAAAGTTATGTCGTATTTCAATGAACTACCCCGCAGCAAG